GTCTCCGCAATGGATGCATTTGCAATTTGGATTGCCGTATTGACGGCATTAAACTGTGCGTCCTCATCAATCTGTCCATCAAACACGGTCTGGACAGTTAAGGAAGTAACCCCGGATACGCTTTCGCTAATACTTCCGGAAGTTAAAAGAACAGCGGTAAACGGGTCCGATGCATTGGCCTGTTCTGCCTGTGCTGCAAAGACATTACGAAGTGCTGCTTGAGAATCAGAGGCCGTTACGCTTTCTGCAATCGAAACAGAAATCGTAACTGGCCCGGATAACGAAGAGTAAGGCGCTTGCGAAAAAGCAGAAAAACCAAACATGCGCCTTCACCCCTTTTAAACTGCCGACAGTTCTGCCTCGCCAAACCAACGCGATTGAGCTGCACCGTTAGCATCTACCCATGAAACAAGGTAATACACATTACCTTCGTCATCCATACGAAGAGCCTCAACTGGCCCTTGCGGCACCGTTACCACAAGCTTAACGGTGTCCCCTTTTTTAAACGTAGTAGCCATCTCTGCTCCTTAATTAAACGGCATCAGCCGAGAATGTGTAAGTGACGTTCAACGTGTCACCGTTTGCCACAAGCTTATCGCCGCCAGTAAAGTCGCCTGCTGAAAACAGAATGCCGGATGTCCCAGACGCTACAGTCGCTAAAAATGCGCCTGCAACTGTGCTAGTGTTGTTGATGTTAAACACCGCAGGGCTTGCTGAGTTGTCGATCACGGACGGGTCCGCCAGCGTAGGAGTGCCAAAAGTCACCGACTTACGGTTACCTGAGTAGTTTGTGTCCTCAGTCCAACCAATATGGGACGCAAGCGTGTCCCCCGCAGCATACGTAGTGCCAGAACCGGGACCATTAATCAAACCAAGATACCAAGCGGCGGTGTAGCCGGAAGCTTTGAAGTACTTGTTGTTCAAGTCTTGTAGACCTTCGTTAACAACAAGGTTGTGGAACTCATCTTCCCACTTTTTTTCGCCATCTGGGCCAAAGCACTCAACTTTAAATACGCCACCAAATCGAACGCGCCCATCATGCTCTGTTTGCTTAACTACGCCCGCGCTTACGGTTTCACCAACCGTAGACTTTGCGATATACATAAGGCCTCCTTAAAAACAATTAAACGATGCGAATAATCGCATTTGTTGGGGTCGCTGGTGGAAAAACGACCGTAAAAGTCCCAGCAGTTGAAACCTTGTCAGATGCAAAATCAAGAACACAAACAGCACGGTTAGCGTTTGTACTGTTATAGATTAGCGCCCCGCGTGCAGTAATTGTCGCTGAAGTAAATGACAAGTCCACAAAATCAGTAAACGCGGTTGTGTCCGACAAAGAAACACCTTGGCGGGTTAACGTACCTCCCCCAGCCGTGTATGTTCCGCTATTAGGCACTTCATTAGCCGATGTATACACCGTCGTAGAGGCATTTAATGTAGCCAGATTGGTGTACAACGCCAGCTTAAACGTGTTGCCCCCTACCAAGCTAAAGTTATGCAGTGCCTGCATAAGCTCTGACTTGAAGGAGGAACAGGTTGCTTGAGTAATCGGCATGGCTTAGTCCAAAAGCTTTACTAGTTCGGGAAACCCAGCTTGTTGCAGTTTGAGCGAAGTAGTCGCCCTGTCAGAGGCAATCGCCTCTTTCATGTAAAACACAATCACTTCGCGTAACTGCTGCTTAAACGCCTCTGCTTGATCCCGAATAAAGGGGTGAGCAGATTGACCCACGTACAAAATGCGAGAAACCGCCCTGTCGGCGATTTCTTCCGGCGTTGCCCCACGATGGTTTGTGGTGTGCACCGATACGCTGCCTACTTCTATCGCACTTAGTGTCATGGTCCGGGGCTATCCGATTTAATTTTAACCCTCGCCATACCGTCACGGTACTCATCACGGCGACGGCGACCTTGCTGTTCAACGCCAAGACCTTGAATCGCTTGCTTGTAGCTGTTATCAAAATACGACAGCATGTCTAACGGCCCTTTTGTGTAGCTGTATGCCTGTATCAGGCAAGCGTACAAAAGGGCTTCGGGCGCACGCTCGCTTATCCACGTGGTTGGTTCTGTGGAGGAGAGTTGAGCCGGACGATAGATGTAACCCAACTCCGCAGCAAAGGCTTGGTTTGGGGTTGGGGACACATAGAACGTGTTTTGATCCCACACTGAATAGTATTTAGGGATTCCAGTAACCGTGGAATCTGGCCAATACTCTTTCATGTACGAGGTGTCCCTGAAATCAAGAAACACCTGCTCTCCAGCCACCGTTATCATCAGATAACGATGCGTCAAAATGTCTGAGGGGGTGCTTAAGAAACGGTTGTTTGCCGTCATGTTACCGGCAACCTCTTTCTTAAACACATCCAAATCAATGTCTCGGAGAATACGGTTTTCCGCCATCGTAATAAACGTATTGATGACGGTTTCCGGGAAGACGTTAGCGTCTACATCCGTGTAATTCCGAATCGCCGTGACTAATTCTGAATAGGTCATGTTGTTACCACCGTGACAGTGCCTATCTGAACGCTAGAGACCAATGCTTGAATGAGCGTTTGCGGACGCATATTCGCTGTGTTTGTGGCACTTCCAATGCTTTGAAAAGCACTATCCGCTGGAGCCCCTACAAAAACAGACACTGGCTCAATCCTATCTGGACGCGGACCTAACAAGGCAATCGCATCCCCGTTGTACTTTAAAGGGTCAAGCTGCGGCTCTTTCGGTTCATAATCGTCTGGGCAAACTTTAAAGCCGCGCCAGTTCTGGCGCAGCACATTGTAGGGATACCGCTGCCCACAATAGTCGCATAGACCAAACGAGAATTTACCGGTTGCAAAAGCCATCTTAGTACTCTATCTGTGGCACAAAAGACACACTTGCCGTGTCGCGATCTTCCATTGCGGCACGCGTAAAATCTTCTTCGTATATCTGCTTGAGCATTGTTGTTCGTTCTGGCGCATATTTCAAAGAAATATGATAGGCCAGACCCGAGGCCAAACAAGGCAAGAAGCGGAAATTAACATCCGAGGTGTTTGTATAGTCCCCCGCGTCCTGTATGCGACGAATTCGGTAGTAAACAAACCCGTAATTCCCGTCTGCGGCAGGATAGAAAAACACCTTGGGGATGTTTGTCCGTTGGACGTAATACTGCGCAGGGCGTGCCTGCGTGGTTTTATCCGGAACGTTTAAATACTCTTCCCGGCTAATGCGGTCAATCGTGATGTCTGTAGAAGGGGACTGAGAGTAATCTCTAATTACCGCAGACAACACGTTCACCGTGTCGGCAGCAAGGCTGATTTCATTCACGCCTGCTGTAAGGCTGTAGGTGGCTTGTTCAATCGTCCAAAGGTTTAAGCCGCGATTGGCCCAATCCAAGAACAAAAGATTCAAAGAACGACGTGCGGAAGCAAGTTGATACCCGTTGGTAACTTGCATTCCGCAACGTTCAAACGCCTCTTCAACGATATCGTCAATGGAGAGGTTGAAGTCAGTCGTTCCAGAGGTAGCCATTAGTCACACATCCCACCTTTGCGCATCTTTTTGACACCCTTCATGGCCATCATCTTATGCGCGTTAATCGCCCCGCCTGTTTTCATCATCACGGGCCCTGATTTCTTGCTGGTTTCGGACATCATCCGATTTTTGCCGCCTTTTTCAACGCAGCCGCCGCCTTTGGTGGCGCATCCCATACCTTTGCCTGCCATGATTATTTCCCTTTCCGGGCATAACCGCCCATTTTCATCTTAGTCGCCATTGCACGACCTTTTGCATCTGCTCCAGTTTTCTTCATGGCACGACCTGCCATGTCAGAATTCTTCATCAGCTTACCATCAGGCATCTTATGCATTCCTTTTGGTACTGATTTAGCAGCCTTCTTAGCTACCGCACCGCCTTTCTTCATCATTCTAGGCTTCGAAGGCAAAGGCATCGGGCCTCCTGTACCCGTCGGTCTGCCGGGGGTAATTGGACCTGTTCTAGGGCCACTAAGAGGGTTTGAAACTGGTCTGCCGAGGCCTGCATCATTAGGGCCCGAACCCCGACGTGGTAGTGGTGGTGGTGGTCTCATGCTTTTCTCCTTCTGGGTTTAGCTGTTTTAGCGGATTGCGTAAACGCCTGTTTAGTCGGCGCACCTTTTGCTCCGGGTTTACGCATCTTTTCGCCAGAACCTTCCGCGATTCGTTTGCGTTTTGCCCAGATATTTGCATATAAGCCGGGTTTAGTAGCCATATACTTTCACTAAAGTAGACGATTACGATCAACAAGCTGATCTAGCTTGTGTTCAATCCGATTAAACCGATTGTCCACATGCTCCATCAACTTCGACATGTCTGCGCGAACCTCCGCGCGCGTGATGTGATCACGTGCTACTTCCTCACGGGTTTTGTTAAGAAGAATGCTCAACCGATTTAATTCAGCAAACTTTTCTTTAATTACAAATCCCATGATCCCCACCAATCCGGTCAAAACAATGTTCCATATCAGCATTTCCATCGTCTTCTCGCCTGCCTTAATCGACTGTTAGGGTCTTTTGCTGCCTCTGGAAACATCTTCATCTGACCTTCGGACCTTGCACAGAAGCTTTTACGGCGATTCGCCCTTGCCTCTGTTTTAGGTTTGGATTCCGTCACCGCTGTCTGTAACTTACTGCCGGGGTTGGCACGACGATAGGCCTCAACGCCTTTTTTCGTCATGCCCGCTCCGGTCTTAGTGGGTCGAAAATTCCCACTTTTGACCGAAGTTTTAATCCCCATGCCAGTACGCTTGGCCATTAGGCAGGCGCTCCACCGACGTACAACAAGGTTGCACTGGTTACATTAGTCAAGGTTATGTGAACGCCTTCCTTAAAAAGGATGCCGTCATCGGGAATAATCAAATCATAATTCCCAGCAACTGCCGGAGTCGCTAACTCTAGTCTAATAGTCCCAGATGACCCACCAGTACGGAGGACAAGTGACCCTGCCGTACTGGTAGAAACGAAATACAACCCCGCTAAACGC